AGAAGAATTGTTCGTAAACATTCTCCATATACTCACTGCTTAGGCCAAAAAAACTCCGAAGTGAACGGCACCTCGATGTCGGAAGTGACGCCACATGATGAACATTCGCATGATTGCTTCATATTAACATTGGGTGTAACCACTTGCACGCAGGCTCTAATGTGCCTTGCGTCTTGCGCTGGCATATTTTCTATGAAGTTATTTATTTCTGCTCTGTCAGCAATGCCGTTAACAGATACAACGATAACCTTTAGCAAGTCAGTCGATACAGATTCGGCAAGATTATGCTTTATCTTCTTTGCGGATGACTGAATGTTGTTCTTCTCGTCTTGGGCAGTGTAAAGGCGGAACTCGGCAGTGTATCCAGTTCGTGGAAGGACTGCTGTGAAAGTTCCGTTGTCAGTCACCGCTACGCCGCTGTTACTATTTTCGTCAGGCTTGATGCCCTCGCTATTTTCAAACGCAGTCAAATCAAAAGTGTGTGCTTGTGAAGTGCTGCACGCAGGGCACGACACTTGGACAGTATAGTCGGCGCCATAGCCTGATACTCTTGCGGCAACGAGGAGAGCGTTCTTATCTCCAATGAGCAAATCATCAGGGTTGACATTCTTGTCAACGATAAGGTTGGATATAAGCCTATCTATTGCGAGTCCGTTCTTGAGCAGCGCCTGCGAGGTTAAGATATCCTCGTCTTTCGCCGTCATGTAACGGAGTTCGATAGTCTCTTGATTGTGGAGCGGATGATCCGTTGAATAGAACTGTCCTCGTGAAGGAAGTTCGACGAACTCCGTCGGTGTCACATAGGACAATCCGACTGATTGAGTTGCAGCAGGTTTAACTGCTTGTGCTGGCGCAGGGGAAGTTGCCTTCGTGCGTCCTGTATTTCTCGACATTTACACCTCTGATGTAGTTGTTTGTATTATGTCTTTATATTATAACATGCTTATGTTAATAAGTCAAATGTTATTTATATTTTTAGCCAGTGGCTGGAGCGGTGTCGGTAGCGGTTGCGGAACCATTTGGCTTGTAGGTTGCCCAATCGTATTGAAGAGTCAACCCAATGTCTATCATATCTTCACTGTCGTATGAGTGCTCTCCGAAGTTTACCTCGGTGATGAAGGCGTTAGCGAGAAACCATACTCCTTTTTCCTGTGCGCCGCCCTGAGCATTAGATCCCATTTCTACTATCTCGACTCTTCCTAGAGCAGTGGTTGCACTTTGCTTTGTAATGGTTTTTTTCATTATTGGCTGCGAGCCGTCGTCGCCCAGAGGCGAGTTTGGATTTGCATATCCCATTCCATAAAGAGTCTTCATGAAAACATCTGACGCATTGGGACTTAAGGCATCAACCAATGTCAAGGTAATGGTATTCCACTCGACTCGACCTGGATAATGGAAAGTGTGATTGAAAAACTTATGAGGATTTGAAGTCACAGTGTATGATGGGCGGCTTACTGATTTCGCGAGAAACTCTAGTCCGCCGCCGCTGGCGGCGGGAGGCGTAAGTCTAATAACAAACCTAAAGGCTCTTTTCGGTTCGAATGTGGGTGAAGTCCAGAAATCTGTTGACATTATTTGTTTCTCCTGTTAATGATATAAGTAGTCATTAGTTTAGTTTAGTCCTCAAATCCTGCGCCTGAGTTTGTAATAACAAAGTCAAGTGCGATGAACTCGATTGAACGAGCGGGTTTGAGGAATATCTTGGCATACATGACATTTCTATCAACCAAGTCTGCGGTTGTTGTGCTTTCGTCAAGAATAATCCTGAAGTCTGAAAGTCCAAGCCTTGCTTGAACACTTCTCAAGAACGGTTCTGCTCTTGACATGAAACGGTTCCAAGTTGCTGGAACGTTTTGATCGAAGAGGACAGTTGCTGCCATACGAGAGATTTCTTTCTTCACGTAAATCATTAGACGACGAACGTTGATTCTATCCAAAGCGGATGGAGTCACTTGAAGTGTCTTCTGTCCGAAGATTACAATACCTTCGGATGGGAATGAAGCAATCGGGTTAACGTTTGCTTCGTACAAGTCGTCTCTGTTCTTAGAAGTCAGTCTCTCACGAGTTTGAATGACTGGTACACCTGCGGAACCTTCTGTCAATCCACCTCGGGTGAATCCAGCGGGAGCAAACCATAGTTCGCTTTTACGTTGTGAGCTTGAGAATGTTCCAAGAGCAACGATTGAAGGCGGTGCCCAAAGGAGGCTGTCGCTTATAGTATCGTTGATTTGAACCCAAGGGTAGTAAGCACATCCATAAGATGAATTCATTCCCCTGCTTCTCAAATTTGAGATAGCGGTTGAAACACTTCCTATTCTTCCTGCGATAGCGGTGGTTCCTTCTGAGTCTGACAAGTAGCCAGAATCCAAATCGATAACTGCCAAAGCATCTCCACGAGACTCGCATAATTCTACCATGTGAGAAGTGAGCGATTCTTTGTAGATACCTGGCATAGCCATGAGGTTATATTCTATTACTTCTGGATCAGATACGGTATCGATTGCTCGCTTGGCTGAATAGTAAGCGTATTTTGTAGAATCGCTTCCGTTTAAAGCACGAGAGTTGTTGAATGGATCTTTCTCAGTGATATCTAGTCCGTCGAATCCTCCATGCAGTGGGACGGTGAAACGGTTGTAGCCTTGATCGAGAACCGATGTGTACGAGGCGCTCAGTGCCGTCCAAGAGTTTCCTGCCAATCGTGAACCAGATTGCCAAACGCCGATTGCGTTAGCGGTGCCGACGGCTGAAGGTACTACATCGTCAAGAGAGAACATGTATGAGTATTCAGTTGAATCCGAAAGTGCAAATGAACTTAGGGGAAGTGGGAGCATACGAACAGCATCTGAATAGCTTGGATCATGACGATTGTTGCCATTTTGAGTCGTGTCGGCTCCGAAGTAAGCGTTCTTTGGATTAGAAAGATCGCCTGCTGATGCGCTCGCCCTTAGTGGAATTGCTGGGTAGTATACACTTCCCGTGAATGCAAAGCCGTCATTGACGGTAAGCGGACCTGTGAGGAGGAATACACTTGCAGTTGCAACCTGCACAATGCCTTGTCCGCCTACTGCCCATATATTTGCTGGGGCTGCGGAGGGGGCTCCAACACCACCTGAAGTGTACGCCCAACTCTTCATGCGGAGTGGACCGAATGAACCAAATGGGAGGAGCACTGGGTTGGCAGCACCAGCGTCAACGGTGGTGTTAACCTCTACGCGAATAAACTTGGAAGCGTTTAAGTAGTTCCCGTAAACACGATGTGTACGCTCAACGTCATCCCAAGTAAGGTACTGATCTCCGACTGCTCGTCCGATGTATCGAGAAGAGTTGGGGTTCAAATTTACTGAACTGAATCTTTCGAGAACAACTGGTGCGTTATCGTTGTCTCTTGCATCTCTTATAAGAACACTGAATGATCCGTATGGTTCATCAACGCTTGTAGATGCTTTAATGTCTGCGATTGAGATTTTGAGATTCTTTTGCTCGTCTTCGCCTGCGTCGAGGGTGTGAAACTTGAATAGTTTCGTCATGTTCTCACCTTGGAATGCCGAAGCAGCACTCAAATCTTGTGAGATAAACCAAGGAGTTTGCGCTGCTTGGAATGGGGTGCGGAAATTTGCTGCATTAGCGACAGAGCCACTGTCAAGTCCCAAGATTGCTGCATGAGTTCCGTCATCTCCAGAAATTGCTCCTATGACGTTTGCAAGATGTCCTTCGTATGTTGAACCAAGCCAGTATGTCTCAGCCTGTGCAGTATCGGTTATTGACGAGTTTGTCAAAGTTGGATTAGTGTTGAATACTTTTCGGATGTACTTTGCAGAAGATGGAGTGAAGTTGAAAGAAGTCTCTCTCGAAACTGCTGAAGCCGCGCCTTTTATAATTGCCTTGTACTCTCCGCCGCTTGGACTGTACAACAAAGCCGAACCAGAGTCGTTGCCAGAGAATCCTCTCGATGATCCAGATAGCGTTATTGAGCCAGTAGCTAAGTACCAGACTGCTGCCAATACTCCGTTAACTGCTGCGTCAGCACCCGAGTATCCTGAACCTGAAGCGAATACGAAAAGTCCGTATGCTCCACCGTTGGTTGCCAAGCCAGTGGAGTTGTCAACCTTTGTTCCTATGGAATTTTTAGTTTGCCAACCTGCTTTACCATCGGCACTGTCCGCCAAGGCAGCTTGATCGGCACCTAAGAGGCGAACGATTGTGGCGGCGTTGGAGTTGCGGAGGTATGCTTGTGCGGCGTAGGCGGCATAAGTCGGTGAGGTATAGTTACCGTCACGCCAGATGTCTCCACCCTGTCCGCCTGGAATTGGGTTGCCGAAGACTTCGACGAACTCTGAAAATGAGTTTACTTTCACAGGACGCATTGCTGGACCTCTTGCGGTGCGTCCAATAATGACAGGTCCCATCTCTGCGCCAACTTTGGGCAACTGAGAGTTGTCGATCTCGTTGATGAAGATACCTGGTGAAATGAATTTGAATGATTTAATTGGCATTATGTGTTATCTCCTTGCAGCAATATGACATAATTTTCGAAATATGTATTTATATTCGTATTATCGTAAGTAAATAGTTGAGCAAAAGTCTAAACGCATAAATAAATAACGACTACTCTCTATAAAATGGAACATTACCACTGAGGTGTCTATTATCGTTTATGTCTCCCAGTATAACTCTTTCTCTCGGCATCTTTATTTCCACTGCGTTTTCTCTGCGAACTATCTTTGGCTGTACGTCATTCTTCCCTGCGCCCATAACATATCCGAGAACTCTAAATGATATTTCTGTCTTGTATCCTCGCTCATCTTCTCCGAGGGAGGAGCCATTATTCTCGATTGAATAATCGGAATCAACGAAGACTTCAAACCTGTGTCCGTCTTTCTTGGCGATGAAGTAGTTGATGCCTCCTGGCGATGTCATGAACGGAGTTAGTATCTCATTCATCTGTTGCTGGTATTCTGTCTTGACTATTAACTTGTAAGTTGCTTCAAGGTAAACTGGTATTGGCATTGTGAGAGTTTCATATACAACTTTTTTGTTTTCTCCTCTCGGATATGTTTCTTGCCCATTTCCGACGTTGAGAACAACTCTTTTTGAATCTGCGTTGGCAAAGTTGGCGGACTTGTCTTGTTTTATAACCCTGCCTACTGTTATAGAACCGCCTTGTGCGTCGTTGATATTTGAAATTGGAGCGTAAACTGAACCTCTCTTTGAGATGTCCTTCGCTATTGACACTCGTTCAACTGTCATTAGCGGGTAGATGAGTACACCATTGCTGTCTCTCAAGTCTCTGTTGTGTTTTATCTGATATGCTCTTTCAGCACCTGCCCAGTAAAACGGAACCTTCTTCCATCCACCGTTGGTTGTACATGATATATCCAATGTGTCGTCAACGTAATCAAAGAGGGATCTGTCGATAGTCTCGATAGTTGACGGTAAGAACTCAACTTCTTTAAGAGGAGCAAGTTCTTTTGATGCGGTGGGCTTTGGATCAAAGAGAACTTTGTCTTTATCATATTTTTTACGTGGCATCGAATAGTCCCTCTCTGGATAGTGTACACATCGCTGTTATTTCAAACTTGTGATCTATTTGTCCAAACAACTCTCTTGGTTGTGAGAGTGTTGAGATTTCATAGTGTAGTCCGCCGTAGAGAACGAAATCTCCTTCACGGACAAACAAGTCTTGATCTTCGGTTAGTCTGCGTTTATGGAAGTTGACGGTTATTTTACTTGACTTATCAAGTCCGCTTGCGTCATCTGCCTTTGTCTGGATGCTTTCAAAGTTTATGAGAGCGAAGACACGTACTGGCGGAAGAAATGACTTGACTATCGCCTCTCCATAGATGTCGTTGTATTTAGTTATGCTGTTGTCTATTGGATAGTAGACTATCTGTTGTCCAATGACTCTCTCTATTAGTTCGTCGTTTACTTGCTTAACTAAGTTTCTTTCTTTCTCTCCAACAAATAGTGGTGGTGGAGCTTCAGCAGGTTGACTCCATTTATTATCATCTGACATTGTTCATCCCCCTATCCAACGAAGACGCCTGGTGGGACTCTCTTAGTTACAGACTCTACTGCGTCTGCTATAGAAGCGTCCTTCTCGGCAAGCACTTGATAAGTCAACTGATCTAATACTTCTTTAAGCTCGTCTCTTAGTTTTGTTTGAGTTTCTCTCCCCTCGGAGATAAGTGCGGTTCCGTTGAGCGTTACTGATTCACCTGGTATCGGAATTGTAGCGAACTTGGAGCGAGTCTGTCCGAGCGTCTCTTTGCTTAGAGCAAGAGTGAAACGGCGTATCCATTGCTTACCGATGGAGTTTACATTTGCGTATGGGATGTTGGCGAACGGCAGTGTGTTCATATTGTTGATGCCGTCAACTCCAGATGATGCTCCATCTGCGTTTGTCTCAACCCAAGCATCGCCTTGGATACGGAAGTCAAACCAGTAATGCGCTGGAGTGACTGATCCTGGCGTTACTGGTGATGGGAATATCTTCAACTTGTTGTGCTTTAGCTCAAACGAGTAGTGAGAGTTTCTTGTGTAGATTGAGTCTTCGAACGCCATTGCCTGTGCTTTGTTCTGCCAGACTGGTATAAGTTGGAAAGTTGAGTCGTCAGCGTACTGTCCGTAGTTGGAAAGATTTCCGACGGTGTTGAGTCCGCCGTAATATCCAAAGAAGCGCCACATGGCGGATGGAGACTTGTAGTACACCTTCTCGATGATTATCTTGCTACCGTCTATTAGTCCAGCGTAAGGTACTGGATTTCCAGATGCAGGATCTACGTTGGTTGCGGCTGAAGATGACAAGATGGAATATAAGTCGTATTCCTGTTGCGCTGATACTCCAGCGAATGATGCTGAATAAATGATGGAGTTGGCGCCTATTCCTGCCTGTCCTCCGAAGCCATCTGTTAATTTTTGGATGTGGGCGAAAGTTGTCTTGGGATACTTTAGAGCGACATCTGTATCGCCAGTTAGTGCGTTGCCGTCATGATCGAATGTACCTGTTGCCATCCCCAATACATCTGATAGGATGTTTTTTGACTGATGCATGTTGACGATGTAGGAGTATTCTAATACTGCCTCTTCATAGGCGGCATATACACTGCCTGTCGTCAACTCAATATCCAAGATGTCTCCACCGAGTTTTTGGTAGGTGTATGCTACTTGATCTGACGCTCCTGATAGAAAGTCACTGGATCCTGTGTAGATACCGAATGGACAACTTGCTGCGACGAATGACGGGGTTCCTGTTGAAGGAAGCGTGATTGCGTTAGTTGTTGCTACTGGTGTGAGTGTTGGTATTGCCATATTCTATATATCTCCTCTCCGTAAATAGTCTACAATAATGACTAACGCAAATAAAAAACGCC